AAATGGCGTTATAAAAGATGAGGCTTTTTTGCCCGTGCTATACAGGGCCGATATAGATGACAACTGGAAAGATGAAGCTGTTTGGGAAAAAGCGAATCCTGGACTTGGAATGATTATTAAAAAAGAGTATTTCAAACAGCAATATATTAAAGCACTTAACACACCTAGCTTTCAGAATACTTTCAAGCGGCTACACTTAAACATCTGGACGGGCTCAGAGTCGCTTTGGATAGATGATGATTCATGGATGGAAAACAACATAGCTGAAATAGATTTAAAGCTATTAAAAAACAGGGATTGTTTCGCTGGATTAGATTTAGCATCGACTAGAGATATTAGCGCGCTGGTGCTTATATTTCCTAACGATGATGATACGTTTGAGGTGTTGCCTTATTTTTTCGTTCCAGAAGAAAAGGTGCTGCAGCGCACGGGCGGCGATGGTGTTGATTACAAAACTTGGGTTGACCAAAATTACATTATTCAAACGCCAGGAAATGTTCAGGACTATAATTTTATACAACAAAAATACACCGAGCTAGCTGGCGAATTTAATATAATTAGCTGCGCTTTCGACCGCTGGAATAGTAGCCAGCTGGTTATTAATTTAATTAATGACGGGGCTAAAATGAATCCTATTGGAATGGGTTTTGTTAGTCAATCAGCGCCAACAAAATGGCTCGAAAAATTAATACTAGCTAAGCAAATAAACCACGCAGGGAATCCGATTTTAAGGTGGATGTTATCAAATGTTCATATTACAGAAGACCCCGCAGGGAATATAAAATTAAACAAAGCAAAATCTAAAGATAAAATTGATGGCCTTATTGCGCTGGTTTGCGCCCTAGCAGAATATATGAATACGCTGGAGGGCGATAATGATTCAGTTTATGAAAGCAGGGGTTTAACTTTTATCTAGCCTTATAGTTTGTTTTAAAGCAAAAAATAACTATATTGTAAACTTAATAACTAAATAAATAAATCTTATGCAAACTAAATACTTCCAAAACTTAACTATAGACGGAAACAATGTTATTTCATATACAACAAAAGTCGCGCAAATAAAGGGCTCAGAATTGCACCAGCTAGGCTATTGGTCGGCAACCACTCAAAAGCATATTAACTACGTTGCTGATATATATAATTTAACTTTAATAAAGCCATAATGATAGTTAAGGTTAATGTTGAAAAACTAGCGCGCGATTTAGCGCATGATAGGCTAGAAAAAGAATATAGAAAACGCCCGCAGCTTATATATGTTATTAATTACGAAGAATATGTTTCCATGAAATTCACTAAGCGCGGGAAAATAGAATTTGAATTTTGGAAACATTATTATCATCAAAAAATTATTTCACAAAAAACTTAACTATGAAGATACACGTTATACACTATAAAGATGATGGCCGAAGCTATAGCAAAGGCTTTGCTAATTTAAAGGCCGCTAAGACGTTCAAAAGCCACTTAAAAAGGGGCTTAATAAAGCAACACAGCTGCGACAGGCTGTTAAAAATAAATAAAGCTATTAGCGTTGTTAATATACCGATAAGCGCTAAGGGCTTAATAGAAGCAATTAATTATTAACTAAAACTAAATAACATGACAGAACAAACTTATGAATTCGTAAAACTGGGAAAAGAATATACTAGCCGACACGGCGGCAAATGGTTTCATATATATTTTAAGGGCCAGCAGGACGGCAAAAGCTACAGGACAGCGCTGTTCGATAATATGAGAAACTTTGCTAATTGGCGCGATATAATTAATAGCGCACAGCGGGGCGACACAATAACCAATTTAAGAACTAAGCTATATAAAGGCAAACCAATAATAGACGCCGACAGCAGGCCGAAAAATATGTCTACAGCTGCGATGATACGATGGTAGCGTTTAGATATTGCAAGCGTTGCCTAACTATGGTTATGCTTAAAGACGGAAAATGCTTTTTTTGTAAAGCTAGTATTAATTAAAAACACAATAAAAATGTTAAAAAAGGAAATCGATTTGTTTGGGAACGTTATTGAGAACGACCCGATATTAAGGGATAAATTTATAGAGCCTCCCTTTACAATTATAGACACCAAAACAGGTAGCTGGCGCAAGCGAAAAAAACTATGGATGCAGCTGGGGATAAAAAGCGAAGTTGGTAGGCCAGGAATGAAAACTTGTAATCCAAAAGTTCAAGGAACGTTCGCTGGTAAAAAAATGAACTTAACAGCTGTTTCAATTTTTGACCCCGCGCTTTGCGAAGTTCTTTATTATTGGTTTTGTCCGCCAGGCGGAACAATTTTAGACCCCTTTGCTGGGGGTTCTGTTAGAGGGGTGGTTGCTAATAAACTGGGATATAGATATACAGGAATAGATATAAGACAGGAACAAATAGACAGCAACAGGGAACAAGCCCTCGATATTTTAGAGTTAAATAATCAGCCGAATTGGTATGTAGGCGACAGCAATAAGTTATTAGCAGAATGGTTATCTAATGCACAAAATAACGAGGCACAAATAAGCGCACCGCACACGCTGGAAAAATATGATTTTATTTTCAGCTGTCCGCCTTATGCAGATTTAGAAGTTTATAGCGAATTAGAAGATGATATATCTAATATGCCTTATGATAAGTTTTTAAAGCTGTATGAGGAAATTATTGACAAATCATGCAGGCTATTAAAGCCAGGCGGATATGCGTGTTTTGTTGTTGGTGAGGTGCGCGATAAGAACGGCCACTATTTAGGGTTCGTTCCTGACACCATTAAGGCTTTTGAAAAGGCTGGTGTTAAATACTACAATGAAGCTATTTTAGCAACCATGCTAGGAACGGCTATGATGCGCGCCAGCAATTCAATGAAAAACAAAAAGCTGGTTAAAGTTCATCAAAATGTCTTAGTTTTTATCAAGCCGTAAAAATTAAAATAAATTTACTATCTTTACAGCAATTCCTTTTCTGAAGGTTTTTGTTGTGTTTCGGCGGCGCTTGGGGTTTATATTTTTTTTATTTAGTTATTATATAATACCCTAAGCAAAGCCAATTTCGGGGAACGCTTATTGTTTATTTATTTTGTATCTTCGCTTCATAAACTATATATTGCTGTAAATTTCAACAATGGGACTATTCGATTTCTTAACTGGTAGAAAAGAAAAAAGAAGCTTTGACTTCGGGCCAGGTAGCGGAATGCTATTTAACAACTCCCGCTCGGGTGTTAAGGTTGATGAAAAAACTTCGGTAGGCTTAACAGCTGTATGGGCTAGCGTTAGGCTATTATCTGAAACTATTGCATCTCTGCCGTTAAATGTTTATAAAAAAGAAGCCAATGGCTCAAAACATGTAGACGATAGCAATCCAATTAATGATTTAATATCGATAGCCCCTAGCCCTAATTATACGAGCTACACATGGCGCGAAACGATGATGAATAGTTTGCTGTTGTTTGGAAATGCTTATGCGTGTATTCATAGAAACGGCGGCGCTAAGCCAGTAGGATTAGAGTTTTTAAATCCTAAAGAGGTTGAGCCTTTTATAAGCGACCAGGATAATCTTATTTATTATAACTATAAAGGGGAGATTAAAGCTGCAGCTGAAATGCTGCATATAGTAGGCTTTAGCTTTGATGGTGTTTTAGGCAAATCGCCAATCCAGGCCTGTAAAGATGCTGTCGGAATTGGTTTAGCTAGTCAAGAGTTTGGCTCTAATTTTTTCGGACAAGGCGCTAACCTTAGCGGGGTGTTAGAACATCCAGGTAGATTATCCGATGAGGCTGCAGATAGGCTGCGCGTTAGCTGGAACGAAAGATTTGCTGGAATACATAATTCACACCAAACAGCTATATTAGAAGAGGGCGTTAAATTTTCAGCGATTGGAATGCCGCTTGCTGATGCTCAGTTTATAGAAACTAGAAGATTTAGCGTTGAAGAAGTGGCGCGTATTTTTCGCGTTCCGCCGCACATGATAGGAGATTTAAGCCGCAGCACATACAGCAACATCGAGCAGCAATCAATGGATTATGCTCGTTATAGTTTACAGCCTTACTTAGTAAACTGGGAACAAGAATTAAATAGAAAATTATTAAGCGATAATGAACGCAAAAATTTATATTTTAAATTTAAAACAACTGAGCTGCTGCGCGCTGATGCAAATAGCCGAGCAGATTATTATCGAAAGCTGTTCGAAGTTGGTGCGCTTTCGCCTAATGAAATTAGAAGCATGGAAGATATGAATGCTATACAGGACGGCGATGAACATTTCGTTCCGTTAAATTTAGGCCAGGTTGGGAAAAAAGAAAATGATTTAAATCAAAATAACATTAAAAAAGATGGAAAAAGAAAAAAATAAGCCAGCGGAATTAGTTAAAGATTATAACAATATAGAGGAAAGACATATTGATAATATCCAGGAAACGGATACTCATGTTATTATACATTATAAAAAGCCAGACGAAGAAGTAGAGGAGCCGTTGGAAGATGAGCCGTTAGATGAAGATATAGCTGCGCACCATGATGAAGAAGATAAAAAAATCAACGATGATGAAATGTATAGAAATATAGAAAAAGATAGTATAGAACGAAGAAACTTTAATGTTTCTGAAATGCGGGTGGCGAACAAAGAAACTCGCGAGGTGGTTGGTTATGCTAGTGTCTTTAATTCACTTAGTGAAAACTTAGGCGGCTTTCGTGAAAAAATAGACCGCGATGCTTTCAACGATGTTATGAAAGATGATGTTAGGGCTTTATTTAATCACGATGCAAACTATATACTGGGCCGCACCACAGCAGGAACGTTAAGAATAAGCGTAGACGATAAGGGCTTAAAATACCGATTTAACGCGCCTGACACCACTTACGGAAACGATTTAATGGTTTCACTAGAGCGGGGCGATGTTAGCCAGTCTAGCTTTGGCTTTATAGTTGAGGAAGATAGTTGGGATAAAAATGAAAACGGCGGCGTTATTAGAACCATAACAAAAGTTAGCAGGCTGCTTGATGTTTCTCCCGTGACGTATCCAGCTTATCCTGAGGCTAGCGTCGGGAAAAGAAACCTACAAGCGTATCACGCTGAGCAAGATAAAAAAGAATTAGAAAAACAGAACAAAGATTTAATTAAAAGGAATTTATTAGAAAACAAAATCAAGTTATTAAAAATTAAAAACAAGTAAAAAATGGAAAGTATTAAACTCAAGGAAGATAGAGCTATATTGGTTGACAATATGGAAACTATTTTTAACGGCGCTAAGTCTGAGGAAAGAGATTTGACCGAAGACGAGCAAAAAACGTGGGAAGGATTTAATACCGAAATTGAAGCTTTGGATAAAAAAATCGAAATGGCTGAGCGTCAAGAAGATTTAAACAAATCTATCGCTGCAAACATTTCGGCTACAAAATCAACAAACAACCACAAAAAAGAATTCAAAAAGTATTCGTTTCTAAAAGCGGTTAATGAATTTGCAAACGGAAAACTAACTGGCTTAGAGGCTGAGTTGGACCAGGAAGCAAGAATTCATAATCCTGGAATAGTCGGGCTGGCTGTTCCTTGTGATGTTTTTGGAAAAGAGAAAAGAACTAATCCCCAAACAACTGCAGACGCAGATGAATTCATACCTACAGAAGTAGGCGATTTCGTAGGCACTTTGCAAGCGTTTACATGCTTAGGCGGTTTAGCAACTTGGATGAACGGACTTAACGGAAATGTTAAGCTTCCTGTATTATCTGGGACGACAGCTGGCTGGGTTGGTGAAACTTCTGCGGCAACTGATGCGGCTACAGCTGTAGGCGGACCAACGTTAAGCCCAGAGAGATTATCTTCTTACATGGATATTTCAAAGCAACTATTAGTTCAAACTAATAATAGTATTGAAAGAGCAATTAGAGATGATATGATGAATGCTATTGCTGCAAAAGTTGAGGCTGC